AGTATGGTGGAAAGGTTGATGTGGTTCCTATGTATGCACAGAGTCCAGGAGTTATCAGTGCAGTATCCACATATTGGGAGATTGGTGATACTGTAAAGGCTAATGGTAGACTTGATTTCTCGGCAACAACAGAGACAATTCTTGAAGAAGTTGATTTTGGTGAGCCGATTGAGAAAACAAGAACTATTAATAGGTCTGACCTTATTATAACTGGTGGTTCACAGGAGCCGCTGGAAGGCGATTTTGCATTTGATAATGCAGAAATTCAGAGTGCGCTCGCTGATAGAAAGGCAAGACTTGAAAAGCAGAAAGACAGAGATATGTCTCGTGCTGCTACAAGACAAACACCGCCACAGAATGCGAAGAACGGATTCATGGACCTTGGGTTTTAAGGAGGTAGGCTTCGATGGCAATTGATATTTTAACCATTGAGCCTACGGTTATTTCTAGAGATTTGAAAGGTAAGTATTTACTATTATATGGTAAGCCGAAAACGGGAAAGACCACTATGGCTTCCCGTTTTCCTAAAAATCTTTTAATTGCTTTTGAGAAAGGCTATAACGCTATTGATGGAATTAAGGCTGTTGATATTAATAGATGGTCAGAGTTTCGTCAAGTATTAAGGCAATTAGAAAAACCAGAAGCTCAAGCGATGTATGATACGATTACGATTGATACTACAACAATTGCATATGAAATGTGTGAACAGTTTGTATGTAGTCAAAATGGAGTACAATCAATTCGTGATATTCCTTGGGGACAAGGATGGACTTTAACTAAAAAAGAGTTTGAGTCGTGTTTAAGAAAAATAACAATGCTTGGTTATGGTCTTGTGCTTATCTCTCATATTGAGACAAGAAAAGAAAAAATGGCAGATGATAGTGAGATTGAAATTCTCGCCCCATCAATGCCAAAGCGTTGCTATGAAGTTGTAAACCAGATTGTAGATATTATTGGATATATTGCTACTGAATGGGATGATGATGGGAATAGTCAGAGATGGTTGTATACCAGACAGACGCCGACAGTAATGGCGGGCAGTCGATTCCCATATTTAGCGCCGAAGATTAAGTTAGGATATGATGAGTTAGTAGCTGCAATTAATGAAGCAATTGATAAGCAAAGAGATATAGATGGCGCAACAGTAGTAGATAAGTTAGAAACAAAACAAGAAGAAGAACTTAATTTTGAAGAGATACGTGATGAAGCGCAAAAGATTTGGGCAAAGCTTGTAAATGCAGACCCAGCTAATGCAGAACGTGTATTAAAGAAAGTTGAAATGATTTTTGGTAGAAAGTTAAAACTTTCAGAAATTACTGAAGACCAGAAAGAACCTTTCTTCCTTGTATTACTTGAAATGAGAGATATGGTAAAGTAAATTAAAACGCATCTGTAAAGATGCGTTTTTAAATTTGACAAAGTTTTACTTTTGTGATATAATATAATTAGGAAGAAAGGAGCATTTATGGCAGAATGTAGAATATGTAAAGGAATAATTGATAAGTCGGCAAATGATTGGATTATGCCGTCAAAAAACTATTATTATCATAAAAAGTGTTATGATAATTGGAAAAAAGCACAGCCCGATAGTGATGAAGAATATGTAGAATTAATTTATGACTTCATTGCGCGCGACCTCAAAGTTTCATATGATTATTGGGTGTGTGAAGCACAACGTAAAAAGTTTTTAAAAGAGAAGATGTCTAATAAAGGCATCTTGTTTGCGTTGAAATATTTTTATGAAGTAAAACATGGTGATTGGGAAAAAGGACATGGCGGCATTGGTATAGTTCCATTTATCTATACTGATTCATGTGCTTACTGGGCCGCGAGAGAACGTCAATCTGCTGGGACAATCGCAGAGATTGAACGTCAAATGCGCGAGGCCGCAGATAGAAAGAAAGTAGTTGTTAAAAAGCAAGAGAAACCGAAATATACGGTTGATTTTAGTGTATTAGATGATTTGGAGGATGAAGAGTGATTGATAAACGAGACACTCAACAAATACTCGGCTGTTTAATGAAGCGACCGCAGTTATTAAGTGAGATTGATAAATACTCATTTATCTTGACTGATTTTCCTTCAAGATTTGAGCGGTCGATATTTATGGCAATAAATGGGTTGTATAGAAATGGAGCAACTAAAATACAACCTATTGATATAGAAAACTTCATAGAACCAGACCAAGTTTCTGCAAAGATTTTTAAGGATAAAAATGGAATTGAATATCTGCAAGATATAGTAGAATTGTCAGAAGTTGATAACTTTGATTTCTATTATAATAGATTTAAGATGTTTAATTTGTTAAAGGACTTAAAGAAACAAGGATTTGATACGACAGAATTTTATTGTGAAGACTTAATGAATCCAAAAGCAGAAGAAATCAACCAAGCTTTTAATATGTTAAGTCCGAAAATGATAACTGATGCGGTTAGGAAGAAACTTTTAGGAGTTGAGGCAAAGTATGAGACAACCGATGAAATAGAAGTTGAAGAAGCCGCCAGAGGAATGGAGAAGTTGGTTGATGAACTTGGCGCAGCGTATGAGATAGGTATGCCGGTGCAAGGTCATATATATAATCAAGTTATTGATGGAGCAAAAAAGGGAACTTTAACAATTCGGTCGGCCGCATCAGGAGTAGGTAAAACATCGAACGCAATTGCAGATGCATGTTATTTAGCTTATCCATTTAGATATAATGCAACAACTTGTGAATGGGAACAACAAGGAAATAGTGAAAAAGTTTTATTTATTGTAACCGAGCAGAGATTTAAAGAAGTTAGACTGATGATTTTAGCTTATCTCACAGATATAAATAGAAGTAGATTTAAATATGCAGATTTTGGAGATAGAGAAACAGCAGTTATCACACAAGCGATTCATTTGATGGAGAAGTATAAAGATAATTTGATATTAGTAAAAATGCCGAATCCGACAATTGAAAGTGTGAAGACGATTGTTAGAGAGAATTGTATAGTTCATGATATAGGTTATGTATTTTATGATTATATATTTATTGGACCATCATTGTTAAATGAATTTAAAGGTTTTGCATTGAGAAATGATGAAGTGTTGTTAATGTTTGCAACGGCGCTAAAAGATTTAGCGGTTGAATTAGATGTAGCAATGTTTAGTTCAACACAACTCAATGCAAAAGGTGATGATAATAAAGATATAAGAAATGAAGGAGCATTGGCGGGCGGCCGCAGTACGATTAATAAAGCAGACAATGGTGCAATTATGGCGCGCCCAACAAAAGAAGAATTAGAAGTACTCGAACCACTATATGAAAACAATCCCGAAAATAAACCTAACTTGGTGACTGATATATTTAAAGTTAGAAGTGGTGAGTGGACACAAGTTCGTATTTGGTCGGTGATGAATTTGGGCACTTTAAAGAAAAGAGATTTATTTATAACTGATTCACGAATGGACCCAGTTGAAAATTTTAACGCAAGAGACGATTATAGAATTAAAAGTTGGGAAGATTCAGAAGATGAACATATAAATATAATAGTAGAAAGGTTAAATAATGGTGAAGTAGTTGATTGATTATAAGAGTATAATAGAACAATTAGATACACAACGAGTCATTCAACTCATGCAAACACTTGGAGCCGAAGACTATATTGAGAAACCAGGATATGTAATTTTTCCTACTATATGTCATAACATAGACCCAGACGAAGCATCTATGAAACTGTATTACTATGAAAATAGTCATATGATGGTATGTTATACAGAAGATGGTTCGATGAATCTGTTTACTTTTATGAAAAAGTATTACGAAACAAGAGGCTATGACTATGACTGGTATCAAGATATATATAAAGTAATTCTTGATTGTAGTAATTACAATCCTAACTTTGGGTTCGCGCCGAAGAAGTATCAACGTATACGAGATACGTACATTGCGCCCGAGCGTATGGAATTACCAACATATCCAAATGGCATCATTGATGTGTTTACAAAGTTCTATCCTACGGAGTGGTTAAACGATGGCATTACTAAAAAGAGTATGGAAAAATTTAATATACGCTATTCGGTACCACAGAATAAGATTATAATACCACACTATAATCCAGATGGACAACTTGTTGGTATACGAGGGCGCGCACTCAACGAATGGGAGATTGAGAATGTGGGTAAGTATTTGCCGGTTCAAATAGAAGGCAAATGGTATAGTCATCCACTCTCACTCAATCTCTATGGATTAAACATAACAAAGGAAAATATAAAACGAACAGGTGTCTGTT